ATAATTGAAACTCATTATCTATCTTTTGTTCTTTACTTGGCTCTTGAGCAGTCAAACTACAACCATACAAAAATATGAATAATAAATACCTCATTATTTTGGTATCATTTTAAGGTCAGTTAGCACTTGAAGTTTAGTAGTAGAAACTGCACTCAATGAATCCGATTTCCTTAATGCGTTTTGTACTAAATCTAATCTATTCTCTACCTTTTCTATTCTTACATTTTGTGCCTTTGCTTGGTCTTGGAAGGTTGACCTTACATCTACATACAAAGCCGATATTCCACATAGGACAATGAATAAAGTAGCCACAATTGGCTGCTTAACGAACTCTTTATATGATACAGGTAATTTCATTAAAATTTAGTGTAAAATCCGATTGAATATTGATTAGTAGTTGCCGATATTGTAAATAAGCCCTTTTTAGAGGTTTTAAAAGCTAAACCAACTCCTATTCCCACTTTATTGTCAATTGTCCTTAAATCGGCTAAAACACCCCAATAAAGCTCATTTTTGGATGGTATTGTCCTGATGGTTTCCACTTTTATCGTTTTTTGACTTATATCGGCATAAAATCCCCTATTTAATATCTTGTTTTTGGAGATGGTATCGTTAATGATAAATGTGCTTGAATCTATCTTTATAGTGTCCGAATAGGCTCGTACGTACGCATAATCTTGAACTATACGTACAGTATCGTGTACAATGGTTGTATCAATACCTAAAACGACAAAAGGGATAGAATCCCCTTTAATAAATTTCTTTGTTATCTCGTGCTTATAAATAGTATCTATGTGAGTTACTATTGTAGGTTCGTTTCCGTTGTACCTTCCGTTAAAGATGAAGATAAGAACTACTGCAATCACTAAAGTAATTACAATGTCTCTCATTACTTAAACTTTTTAGCTGCTTTCCAATAATATCTAATGGCGAAAAGTCCAGATGCAATAGCAACCAAACTACCAAAGAATGTTACAATAGGTTGAATACTTGCTATGCTTATTGCAGCACTAGTGATACTCAGTACCATTCCAAAGTCGGCTTGATTGCTATGTGGAGTCATTATACTTCTTTTGCTTCCTCTATTGGAGGATTTTGTTCTTGTGCAATTTTGCCTAGAAATTGTAAAATAGGGTTAGCAAATTTTGCTGGGATTTCCAATAAATAAGCCTCTAATTCCTTGATTTGGTCGTTGTTGATTGTTATCATAATATTGATTTTTTACAAATTTAGGTAAAATTATTTAGCTACAATCATTGCTTTTATTTAATTAGCCATTGTTCAACATTGTCAGAAATATCTTTCATTTTAATCCAATTAGGCATAGTAACTTGACCTTTTCTAACAGATAGCTTACCAACTAGACCAACAACACCCCATTCTGGTCTTTGTTCTCTTGGTATGTATTCTGCATTTTTATCATAATCTGGATTTAATGTTCTGTTTCCATCTTCATCTAAAATGTAAGAACCAAAATCATCTTTTAAATATTTGCCACTCCATTTATTCCAAGCAGCATCTGCAACTATTGATGGATTACCAGAAATTACACCTATAATAGCTTCGCCTTGTTCTGCTATTTTTATTTTATTATCTATTAAAGAAACTGAATAACCTCTTCTATCTTCATTATTTTGGTTACCATCAATCCATTCAAAATATTCAGCATAGTCAGCACCTCCAGGAATCCAAGCACCATCTGCATAAGCATTACCATCACCTCTTAAATTAAATTCTTTATCTGCAAAATTTCCAGACCATCCTCCATATAAACTATAATCGGCTGAAGCTGCTCTATCTGCTGAAGCAGCTACAACTGTTGAAGTATAAGAACCATTTGTCGCAGTACATCTTACAACAGTATCAGAACTTGTATTTCTTAATTCGTGATAATTTGCTGAAATATTTTCATAAGAACCATTATTACTTGCTTTTAAATAACCCCCACTTGTAATACGCATTCTTTCGGTAAATGTAATTGCATTACCAGCAGTACCATCTGGTGCAGAATACCAAATATGTTCATTACCACCTATTTCATATTTACCAGCACTAAATGAACCAGTATACCTCCAACTTCCATCATAATAAGAATTGAAAGTAAAGGCAGTTCCAAAAGTTAAAGAAGATGCCATTGAGCCTAAATATACTTGTAATGCTTTTGTATTTGTGCCAGCCCAAGTATTTGGAGTAATTCCGATTCCAACGATACCAGCGCTTGTGATAACAAGTTCATCATTACCAGAACCATTATAGTTCATTCTGTAACTATTGTCGCTATTAGTATAAATATCCCATCTATTTGTATTAGTTGAAATATCATATAAAGCTAAATAACCTCCTGCTCTTGCATTAATAGCACCATTTGCCGTTACACTACTTGAGAATGTAGCACTTGTACCACTTATTGAATTACCAAATACATTATTAGTACCATTCCATTGGTATCTAATGTTACCTGCTCCGTCTGCTAAGACAATGTTGTTTGACATACCAGCAGTACCAGCGTAAGCACCTAAGATAGTGTTATAGTTACCTGTTGTAATTGCCGAACCTGCTCCGTAACCAAATAAAGCATTATTAGAACCACTTGTTATAGAACCACCAATACCAAATCCTATTGCAGTATTAAATGCACCATCTACAACTGAAGCTAAAGCACTATTCCCAATTCCTATATTAGCGTTGCTTGTTGTTATAGAAGTTAAAGCACTTGAACCAATTGCTATATTATTACTACCAGTTGTAATTGCTCCAAATGTGCTATCGCCTAATTTTATATTAGTAGTATTCCCAGCACTACCTACTTGTACTGAATTAACTGTAATGTTACTTGAGAATGTTGTAGCACCTGTAAAGGTTTGTGTACCGCTTAGTAAAGCAATAGTTCCTGAAGCGTTTTGTAAAGCATATGTTCTTATGGCACTATTATCAAAAGTAAATTCTGCAATATTCGTAGCACTATCAGGTGATAAAATTAAACTATGTAATGTTCCTACAACTTTAGTATTTAGTGTTAAATAACCTGTAGTTGAAACAACACCAGAAGTAAGTTTAATACCTAATGCTTCAACTTTAGTAGCTAAAGCAGTAAATGTTTTATTCCCACTTATGTCTTGTGCAGTAGCTAATGTTACATAAGCACCTAAATCACTTGTTAAAGCTATTGTACCAGTTGCACTTGGGAATGTATAATTATAATTTGCAGCAGGAAATAATAAATCATAAGAATAAGAAATACCTACTTTTACATTTAATCCATTTGCTACTCCATTAATTGCTGAATATCCACTACTTGGATAAGTTGTACCAGATTGAGACATTGCCATACCAGCAGCATTTGAAATGCCAGTAACAGTTAAACCAAATCCTCCTAAATTTACACCTTGAGTTGCTCCTGTATAAGGAACGTATGAACTTAGATTGCTTGTTAAAGCGATTGTTCCTGTGGAGTTAGGAAAAGTGTATGTGTTAGATGTTGATGGTGTAAAAGAAAATTCATTATCATAAGGTGTTCCACTAATTGAACTGCTAATTATTAAATTTCCTGTATCGCCACCTAATGAAGTATAACCATTAGAGTAGATTGTAAACCCATTTTTTAATAAAATACCTGAATCAGCTTTAATTGAACTACTAAATGTCTTACTTCCACTAAACGTTTGGCTTCCTTCTAAAAGTGCTAAAGTTCCAGATATGTCTGGGAGTGTAAATGTTCTTGCAGTGTTGTTTGTTAATAAACCTATATCAATATTAGCTAATTTATAATTTGATGAACCAGCATCAGACATTAATATAAATTTTGAATCTTCAGCAGTTATAGAGTTTGAGCCTACTAATACATTAAAAGGACTTGAACCTTTTTTTAAATATAAATAACCACCTTGAACACCACTACCAATAGCATTAAAACTATTTGCAGTAACTCCAGCAGCAGTTAAATTATAAATACCTAAATCAACATTTGCATTTGCTCCTGTATAAGGAACTTTGCCATTAAATGTACTCCAATCCGTTGAACTTAACTTACCAGTATTTGAAGCCGAAGCCACAGGCAAGTTAAAAGTATGCGTAGCTACGCTTGAAGATATTGCAAAGTCAGTCCCACTTGTTCCTGTCTGAAAGAATTGTACTTGTCTTGTTAAACTATTTAATGTAGTCAAACCCTTAGAGAAAGTTGTAACTACTTGGCACAAATGATTGTTCTCAGTATGTAAAGTAACAGTTCTACCATCTACATTTACATATATTCTAACTGCTATTCTATCTGTTATAGTTAAGACAGCAGTAGCAACTGGAATAGCAAAATAATAAGCACTTAATGTAGTTCCATTAGTTAAATATTCTGGTATTGCTTGATTTGAACCTAATAAAGTAAAAGTTGTACCATCGTACTTGTAAAGTTCTGCATAAACATAAGGATTGTGAGCATTAGAGTTTACACTAAAATAAAACTCACAATTAAAGTTTCCAGCAGGTACTTCTAATAAAGCAGGGTCATTAGCATCAGTTAAATAACTTGCTATGTAACCATTAGCCGAAATAGTAACATCAGTTCCAGCACCACTAATAGGAACTTTACTTAATTGTTTATAAGCAACCCCACCTATTGTACCTTGACTTACACTTGTGTTAAGATAATAAGAAACCGAACTACCTCCACCTGTTGATGTAGGAAAATCAGCTAAAGTACCATCTCCTCTAACATATTGAGAAGCATCACCATCTAAGGCAGTTATTACACCACTATTAGCCACTACTGGACCTTGTATGCTCCTAATTTTTGCTGCTCCTGATATTTGTAATTGATTGCTCATATTAATTATTGAAAAATTCCACGAATAAACTCATCTGCTTCTAATGCCCTTCCAAAAGTAACCACACCACTTGCACTTGTAAACTTAATTTGGTCGTTTGTAGGAGTTCCTGTTGTAAGTATCTCTCTTACCTCTACACCACCTCTTGTAAAGCCTAAACAAGTCTTTCCTATCATATCTGCAAAAGTAATAGTAGTCTCTCCACCAGCAGCCGTTGCAGATTTCATATACACTTGACTACTTGCCGTTATTATCACACCATTTTGATTTATTGAAACTCCTGAAGTTGTATAAGGACCAGAACCTTGTAAGCCTACTGAATAAGTACCTATGTCCTTGTAAGGAGCATTGATTTGTAAACTCGTAAGATTACAATTTCCACCTATAATTACCAATCCATCTACCCCATTGTCAATAGCAAATTTAATCGCTATTTGTGTTCTATTTTGTTGCGTTTGCAATAAGTATAAATAACCATAGTTTTCTAATGTTATTAATCCATCGCAATTCACACTCCAATTAGCTATGTCGTTCTTAAATTCACGATACCAAGCACTCGTTTGAGATGTTACTTCTTTTTGGTCCACATTAACCGAGAAAGAACAATTTGTTGAACAAGCAAAGGGAATATCAGTTGGCATTGTAGTTACTACACTAGCTACATTATTTCCTTGTGTATAAAAAGTAATATTTCTAGTACTTACATTTTGAGGATAAACCATAACAACTATTCTATCACTTGCAGATAATGCTGTTGCAGGAAAACTTATAGAAGTATTATATAATGTTATTGATGTTGATGTTAGGGTCGTTGCAGTACTACTTGCTAAAGATGTAAATGTTGTTCCATCATATTTATATACTATATAATAAAATGCTGGACTACCTGTCAAATTTGTTGTAATAGATACATAGGAACTAAAATTCCAAGTTCCAGCAGGAATAGTAGTCAAATTAGGCTTATTTACATCTGTAATAAACCTAGCTATTATATTATCTCCTGTTGCAACGAAGTTAGCACTACTTGCTACATTGTCAGTAGAACTTAATTCATAGTAAGAATTACCACCTATTGTGCCTTGTGATATGCCACCATTTAGATAGAATTGTCCATTGGGATTTTGCCAATAGAGAATCATATTATTACCTTGTACTTTATCTGCCATATTGCAAAGTTAAACTATATTAATATTAAATTGTGCTAACCAAAATGGACCTAGCTGACCTGTATCTGTTATGTAATTTGGAATTATAAATGCCGATATTTCAGCAACACTTACTTCAATTAATTGAACTGAGTTTAATTCGTTTACATAAGCATTTTGGCTTACTCTATTCATTATGAATTTCTTTCCAGTATAAGATAAATTACCTGTAACTGTATCAGTTGTAGTAAATACCTTATCTAAATAGACAAATGCTCCACCGCTTATATGTTCTCCTAAATCACATTCCACAGTTGCCACATTCTTATTTACATTCCTAATATTTTGATAAGTCATAAATACAACTAAATCTATTGCTCCTAAAGGAGTGCCACTAGGACAAGATGAATACCAATTCTCTAAGAATGTACCATCTGAAGCACATAAAACACCTTTATTAGATGAATAGTTATAAGTTGTAGGATAGTTATTCCCATAGGGTTGCTCAAATAC